TTGCTAAAAATGATGAGCCTGATTCCGTGTTTGCTTATGATATTAAGGCGATTGACGTGGCTATAACGGTTATGGAAGAAAAGCTGGAAAGGGACAAAGGCTGCGAATATTGCGCAGAAGATAAATGCAGACTATGTACCCTATTGTGTGACTATTGGGGTGATGGTGGCACGGACAAATGCAGCGCAGACGGAATTGACGATCCGTGTGCCTATTACAATCTAATTAATTACTGTCCAAAGTGCGGAAGAAGGTTGGTGAATGAAGAGGAGGTATTGAAAGATGAATAGAGAAATATTGTTCAAAGGTAAGCGTGTTGATAATGGAGAGTGGGTTGAAGGGTTTTATTGCCCTAGACCATATAGCCATTTTCCTTGTGAGCCAAGTATTTTTCCAATAGCTACAATAGACAAAGAGTGGTACGGTATTGAAGTTATCCCCGAAACAGTAGGACAATATACAGGCCTGACCGATAAAAACGGCGTTAAAATTTTTGAGGGGGATATTTTAAAATTCAGATCGGGAATTTATTCTGTTGAATGGGATAATGAACACAGCAAATTTTTACAGAGAGACGGGCAATTTAGCAGAGAACTTCACATTTGGATTGCAAAATCAGAAATTGTCGGCAATATCCATGATAATCCCGAATTGCTGAAAGGAGAAGAAAATGATTAATACAATAGAAGCATTTAATTTATTTTGTGAAAAATATGCTGAGAAAAATAAAAATCAAAAATTAGAGCCGGGTGATAAGGCGGTTGCAATTTTGAAAAATTGCGTAATGATAGTTGAGGCAGACGAAGATAAAAAATTGAAAATCACATTTACTGGTGATGAACCTATAGTTATTGATGATGATCTTGACATGTATGTGGAGGGCTGAAAATGGCGAAGTATAAAATTTTTGTGGAAGAAACCGTTAAATTAAAACATTTAATTACCGTTGAGTGCGATGAAGATATCATAGAATATATTCCTGATCCTGATGATTTTACAGAAGATATTAGCGATTATGCATACAACATGCTAGATGATATTGACGGTTTAACTGTTTTGTCTGTTGAAGAAGAAATAGATTGTTATGACTGCGATTGTTTTGAACTAGATGATATCATTCCATGCAAAGAGGGCAATTAAACGCTGAAAACACCGTCTAGAATGCGCTGTAATCAATTTTGAATGTGTTATAATGGAATTACAGGGTTAAAATCATAACGCCTAAAAACGGGCGTAAAATTGAAATATGGAGGTAATAAGAATGGAAACTAGAGAACAAATATTACGGCGAGACTTTTCTGATGAATTTATTGCAAAAATGAAAAATGCTATTGAGGTGTCCCATTATAAATATGGATGGTGTTCTCAAAATTATCCGGAATTAGCCCAAGCTTACAAAAGTATAAAAAGACGTTTAGAGCTGTATGAGGAAACCCATAACACCGAATATCTTGTAGACGTAGCAAATTTTGCCATGATAGAGTACAAATATCCGTCATTTACTAACGCAAAATATATGCCTACTGACAGCGATAAATCACCGGGATTAACTGATGGTATTTCATACAAAGAACTTATGGAGGATTAAAGTGAAATCAAGAGTAAGAACGTATTCCAAAAAGGAAATAGGATGGCTATGTGGGGAGGCTATGCCCGAAATAGACAGGTGCATAAACGCAAATGGGCTAGTTTTTTTGATAGCTGTATCAAGGCATACAGGCTGGAAACAAAAGCGCATGGAGGATTTTATAAAAACGCTAAATGAAACCATGGACGAATATCATCAGCACACTATTGATGATGTGTTTTACTGTATGGCGGAACGGGAATTGAAAGAAATAGGTCTGAGCATGAATCAGGTGCTGCCGGAATCACTGCCATTTATGCAGCAGCTAAGAAAATCTAAACTTGCGAAAAAGCCAAATGTTAACGTTACCGAAGCTAAAAAGCTACACGAAGAAATGATAGGGTTCCATGAGTATTTTAAAACAAAGGAGAATTAAAATGTCAGTACAAACATATGTAATCTATGACAAATACAACGGGCATATAGTTTGTGACATCAAGGATAATTACAGGATTTTTGACAACGCAGTTAAGGCAGAACAGTACATACGGGATAAGAATTTGAATCAAATTGATTTCGTGGTTGAGAGGAGTGACAAGTTTGACTGCTAAGGAATATCTAAGTCAAGGATTTTATTTGGACAAGGAAATCAATGAAAAAATACTTGAAATTGAGAAATTAGTATCAGATATGTGCAGATGCACTCAACAATTTTCAGATATGCCGCCAGATGAACATAATGATAACAGTACGGAACTAAAAATGGCAAACTACATTGACAAACACAATGAATTAGAAAATGAAATTAATGATGAAATAGATCAGCTAGACAGAATTAAATCTGAAATACGCAAGCGTATTCTCAAAGTAAAAAATCCTAAATGCCGTTTGGTTTTGCTGAAACGATATTGGAGATTTTTGAAGTGGGAACAGATTCAGGAGGAAATGGGGTATATGGAATTAAAGAGCGTTTACAATGTGCACAAGAAAGCGTTATCAGAATTTATTAAAATAAATGGGAATTATTTTTAAATTACATTGAATTACACTATGATTTAATGTTATGATACATACATAGAAATAGGGCGGAAGCAGCACCGCCCGTTTCTAACCTCTCTTCTACATTGTTTTATTCCTTGATTTACAGCCGTTGAAACTTAGACGGCTGTTATGCAGTCGGTAGTTTCGGTCGGTGCAACTCCGATAGACTGCGCCAAGCATTAGAGTAGTTTCCGGTTGCAACTATTTAGCCTGATTAGGATACGTCCGAAACGGTAAAACCGGATTAATAGAACCTCACGCACCTCTCAACGATGTGTCCCAGTGAGGGCTTTAAAAATTATTCAAGCATCTCCCCGGAGGTGCTTTTTTCATGACTAAATTTATTATGGTAGGTGGTGATTTTGAATAATGAAAACTTAAAAAAGGGAAATCCAGATACACAGTTCCGAAGCGGTCGTGAAGCGGTCGAAAATGGCAGAAAAGGCGGTAAAGCCTCCGGAATATCAAGAAGTTTTAAGAGTGCGTTAAAAAAGAAATTCAAGGAAAATCCGGAACTTTATGAAGAGCTTATAGATATGCTGACAGATGAGGCATTGACTGGAAGAAACCTTAAAGCGGCAGATATGCTGATTGACCTTATGGGCGAATCCGTTCAGCGTGGAAACCATGCTTTGAAGCGTAAAGAATTAAAATTAAAGGAAGATGCTGTTAAAGGCATTACGGAAAAAGCAGAAGAACCCACGTTATATAAAGCCTTGGAGGACGATACAAAATGACCTTTAAAAAATTATCTCCTAAACAAAAAACCGTTTTCAAATGGTGCTATAAGGACGATTACAAGGCGATTATTTGCGATGGCGCGGTGCGTTCGGGCAAAACCATTTGCATGATTACATCATTTATTTTATGGGCTATGAGACGCTTTGACGGCGCAACATTCGGAATATGCGGTAAAACTGTACGTTCGGCAGAACGTAATATTATTATGCCCTTGCAATCAATAGTTGATATTACACATTATTTCAAAGTTACTTATACCCGTTCCGTCAATCTGCTGACTGTTGAGGGAATGGGAAAGAAAAATTACTTTTATGTTTTTGGCGGTAAGGACGAATCGTCTTACATGCTGATTCAAGGCATCACGTTAAGCGGTGTATTTTTTGACGAGGTGGCATTAATGCCGCGTTCATTTGTTGAACAGGCAGTAACAAGAACGCTTTCAGTCGAACAGGCTAAATTATGGTTTAACTGCAATCCGGACAATCAATTCCATTGGTTCTATACCGAATGGATTCAGAAAGCTGATGAAAAAAACGCACTGCATTTGCATTTTTTGATGTCAGATAATCCTATTCTCTCAACTGCACAATTGGAATCTGCTGAAAAACAATTTACAGGAGTGTTTCATGACAGATATATTAAGGGACTGTGGGTATCAGCGGAGGGGGTTATATATGACATGTTTTCAAAACAGAAGCATGTACTTTCTGAATTACCCAAAATTGATGATAATAATGCAAAATACATTTCCGTGGACTATGGCACGCTGAATCCTACTGCATTTTTATTGTGGGAAAAAGCAAAAGACGGAAGATGGATTTGTACCAAAGAATATTATTATGACGGCAGATTAAAAGGCGTGCAAAAAACTGATGAAGAATATGCGGAGGATATGATTGAATTTATTGGCGATAAAAAAATAAGATTGATTATCGTAGACCCATCGGCGGCAAGCTTTATAGCGTGTCTGAGACGAAAAGGGCTTCCGGTGGGCAAAGCTGATAACGATGTTTTGGAAGGAATTAGATTTACAAGTTCACTTCTTGAGGGTGAAAAGATTGCGTTTATGAATTGCTGCACGAATGCCATTTCAGAATTTTCAGCATATGTATGGGACGAAAAAGCGGCAAAGCACGGTGAAGATAAACCGATTAAAGAACATGACCATGCAATGGATGCAGTAAGGTATTTTTGTAATACGATATTAAACAAGAAAAATCAATGGCTTTATTAATGGAGGTGAAAAAATGCTGACAGCTGAGGAAATACAGCGGATCATTTCAGAGGATTACAGTTCTGAAAAGAAACTGCACGCAAGAAAAGGACAGTCATATTATGAAGGGGAGCATGATATAAAAGACTACCGTTTATTTTATTACAACGATGACGGAATTTTGATTGAAGATAAGTACAGAGCAAATTACAGGATTCCACATGCTTTCTTTGCCGAACTTGTAGATCAGGCGGTACAGTATATGCTTTCGGGTGATGAATACATAAAATCGGATATACCGGAACTTCAACAAGAACTGGACGATTATTTCAACTGCAATGAAGATTTTACCGCCGAATTATCGGAAACGCTTACGGGCTGCATATCTAAGGGATTTGAATACATGTACGCCTATAAAAATTCCGAAGATAGAATTGCATTTCAGTGTGCCGATTCTTTGGGGGTAGTTGAGGTTCGTTCAAAGGATACTGACAGCGATACGGATTGCGTAATTTACAAATATATAGACCGCATTGAAAAAGGGTATAAAAAAATAGCGAAAATTCAGGTATGGGATAAAGAACAGGTTTATTATTTTGTTCAGAGTAACGATGGAAAAATTGAAAAAGACGAATCAGAAAAAATAAACCCCAGACCTCATACTTTATATTCAAAGGGTGAAAAGACGTATTTTAAGGGATTCGGATTTATTCCGTTTTTCCGTCTGGACAATAACAAAAAGCAAATTACAGGACTAAAAGCCGTAAAAGACCTAATAGATGATTACGACTTAATGGCTTCAAGTCTTTCAAATAATCTTGCTGATTTTGATACTCCGGTATATGCAGTAAAGGGTTTTCAGGGCAACGACCTCAACGAATTGCAGCAGAATTTAAAGACAAAAAAGATGATCGGAGTTGGGGAAGACGGTGATGTTGATGTAAAAACCGTTGACATTCCGTATCAGGCAAGACAAGCCAAGCTTGAACTTGATGAGAAAAATATTTACCGATTTGGAATGGGGCTTAATACTTCCGGATTGAAAGATACCAACGCTACAACCAATATTGCGATCAAGGCGGCGTACTCACTGCTTGACCTGAAATGTTCAAAGCTTGAAATCCGCTTAAAGCAATTTTTGAGAAAACTTTTAAAGCCGGTACTTGACGAAATAAATGAGCATAACAAGACCGATTATCAAATGAAAGACGTTTATTTTAATTTTAAGCGTGAAGTTATGAGCAATGCGCAGGAAAACGCACAAATTAAGCTTACAGAAGCGCAGGAACAGTCTGTGAGAATCAATACGCTGCTGAATCTTGCGGCGCAGCTTGACAGTGAAACGCTTATGCAGAACATATGCGAGGTACTTGATATTGATTACGAAGAAATTAAGGATAGGCTTCCGGATTTGGAAAACGCAGACGAAAGTCTTTTAGCTGCCGAATCGGCAATTGAAGGAGAAGATATTTCAGACGAAGAACAGCAAACACAACAAGCCGTACTTGACATGTTAGAAAGTTTATTAGAGGAGTTGGGTTAAATGGCATATGCAAGTAAATATTATGACCCCGTAAAGGCGCACGAGTATTATGAAAAGCATAAAAAGCTTAAAGGTCGGCATTCCACAAAAGGCATGACGAATTCCCAAAAGGAAATGGCGGCGTATGTCAAGGATAAGCTGAGTGCAGAGAAAAAGCAGAAGCTTGAAAGCGTAACCAAAAAGGCACAGGGGCAAAGAGCAGATGTTACCGCTGCTGCCAAGGCAAAAAGAGAAATGTTTGCGAAGTCATGTTCCAATATAATTACCAGTCTCAGAACTAAATTGCAAAATATGAATCCGGATCAAAAGAAGTTTGCCAGGCAGCGTATTCAGGAGGAAATTTCTAAAGTACGGGAAACATATGCAAAAAGAAAAGCGGGTGTTACATCTGATGCAAAAAATCAGAGAAACTCAATAAGCGCTTCTGCTAAAACCGAAAAGGCAAATATACGTACTGATTACAATAATAAATATGCGGAAGCACTTAAGGATATAAGGAAAAAGCAAAATGAATAATCGGCAAAAGGAACTGCTTAAACATCAGCTTAAAAGTGAAAAAGAGATACTTTCTGAATTGAAAAAGATTTATGAATCGTCTCTTTCAGAAATTGACGAAAAAATACAGATACTCTTATCAGATGAATTGACACAATCAAAAATTTATCGGATAGAATATCAAAAAGCTTTAAAAGGTCAGGTTTCGGCTATACTTGAAAATCTAAACAGCAATCAATATGAATCGGTAAGCGATTACTTGAAAGATTGTTATGAAGACGGATTTATTGGTACGCTTTACGATTTGCAGGGGCAGGGAATACCGTTGATTTTTCCTATTAATCAGGAGGAAATTGTTGAAGCTATAATACTTGACAGTAAAATTTCCGAGGGACTTTATACTAAAATGGGGAATAATGTAAGCGATCTGAAAAAGCGTATTTCTTCCGAGATATCAAGAGGAATATCGACAGCATCACCGTATGCTGAAATAGCCCGTAATATACGCAGTCATGCAAATATCACGGTCAATCAGTCAATGAGAATAGTAAGAACAGAGGGTAACAGGATACATAATCGTTCCGCTCTTGATGCCGCTTTAAAAGCAAAAGCGAGAGGAGCGGATACCGTTAAAGTCTGGGACGCTACCCTTGATGGTGTGACACGCCCGCATCACAGACAGCTTGACGGTCAGGTAAGAGAACTGGAGGAAGATTTTGAAGTAGATGGGTTGACTGCGTGTGCTCCGCTGAATTTTGGAGTTGCGGCAGAGGATTGTAATTGCAGATGCGTTTTACTTACAAAACCCCGATGGGATTTAGACGGCGCATTTACTAAACGGAATAATGAAACCGGCGAGCTGATGTATTTTGATAATGTAAAAGATTATTATGATTTTAAGCAAAAGTACTGGGATTATATTGACAATTCCGGTGGAAGTGGTATAATAAAGACAGATGAAGTAATAGGTAGAAGTGTTGGTGCAGCAGGAAAGAATTATCCTGTTAAACTTCCTGACGGAAATCATTCTAAATTTGCAGAGGGTTCAACAATTTCTAAAATTAAGGTTTTTGCTGGAGATGGCACTGATACTCCAATACGAAACGCTATCTATTTGGAATGCGACTATGGTATTCCGGCGGAAAAATGGCAAAAGGTTCGTGGTGAGGGAACTGTAGTATTTGAAGGGAAAAAACGCATTGCTGAAATACATTGGTATGAAGCCGATAATGAAAAATATGATATGAAAGTAAAGAGGTGGTTAGATGAAGGTTAAATATATTGGTGAGGAAAGTAGTCGAATGAGCCTTATAAGTGGTAAAATATATGATTGTATCGGAATTGAAAAAGACTGGTACAGAGTCATAGATGAAACTGATGAAGATTATCTTTATCCACCGAATGAATTTGAAATAGTTGAGGAATAACCGCCCATGAGGCGGTTTTCTTATATCCAAAATTCAATAAGTTTACAAGCATCTCGAAAGAGGTGCTTTTTTAATGCCCAAAATTTAAGAAAGAGGTCAACTTTATGAAAAAATTATTTATTTCACAGCCAATGCGAGGAAAAACAGACGAAGAAATTCTCCGAGAGCGAAACGAAGCGATTACAATTGCTAAGGATATCATGAAAGATGATATTGAAGTTATTGATTCATTTTTTCAAAACGCTCCTGCTGAAACTAAGCCTTTATGGTTTCTCGGTAAGTCGATTGAACTTCTTTCATCTGCTGATGTGGTTTACTTCTGCAAAGGCTGGAATGATGCAAGAGGATGCAGAATTGAGCACGAATGTGCTAAAGAATATGGCATTGATATAACTGAATAGTTGATTAAGCACTTCACCGAGGTGCTTTTTATATGTCCCGTGCGGTCACGCACTGCCCTGAGCAAGGCGTAAAACTGCTTAGAAAGGAGATTTAAATGGAATTTTTAAAGGCAATTCTGGGTGAGGAACTGTACTCTCAATTTGAATCTAAAATCAACGAGTATAACGGTTCAGAAGCCAACAAGGACAAACAGGTGAAAATTGGAAATATCAGTACCGGAGAGTATGTAAGTAAAAGCGATTACGATGCTTTAAATGAAACTCTCAAAGGTAAGGAAACTGAACTTGCCACAGCTAATACGCTTATTGCAGATTTGAAAAAAGCAACAAACGGCAATGAGGATTTACAAGCTAAAATTTCCGGATATGAAACCGATATTATCAATCTACAGGAGCAGCTTGAAGAAACCAGACTCAAATCCGCTGTTAAAGTCGCGTTGCTTTCCGCAAAAGCTGCCGATGTGGATTATCTTACATTCAAGCTGAATGAAAAAGGCGAAAAACTAGAACTTGATGAAAACGGTAATATCAAAGGCTGGGAGGATAAGCTTTCCGGACTGAAAACACAGTTCCCGAAAATGTTTGAATCTGGTGAAAATAAAGGCGGCTTTAAGGTTTTGGGAGACAACAGACTTCCCGGCGGCAGAGAAGAAAATACATTAACTAAGGATGAAATTCTGAAGAAACCCTATGCGGAAAGGGCAGCTTTATATGCTGAAAATCCTGATGCATACAATGAAGCTATGAAAAATTAAGAAAGGAAGGTAATTTATTATGTCAGTAACTAAATTAAATGACATTATTAATCCACAAGTAATGGGAGATATGATTGAAGCAAAAACGGTAGCTCTATGTAAGCTTACTCCTTATGCAAAGGTTGATACTACATTACAGGGCACAGCCGGTGATACAAAGACAGTACCATCATGGAATTATGTAGGTGATGCTGAGGACTTTGACCCTGAGCAGGGGAACGAAATGCAGACTGCAAAGCTAACAGCTTCAAGCACAACATTCACAATCAAGTGTGCCGGTAAGTCAATTTCGATTTATCAGACAGCTATTAACAGCGGTTTGGGCAATCCGATCGGTCAGGCTGAAACACAGCTTTCAAAATCCATAGCCGGCAAGGTAGACAATGACGTACTTGATGCGGCATACACAGGTACTAATATTTATGCGGCTTCAACACTTGCGGCAGTTTCCTATGATGGAATTGTCGATGCAAACGCAAAGTTTGAAGATGAAGAGGACGGAATTGAAAAGGTTATGTTTATCAATCCGGCGCAAGAAGCAACACTTCTCAAAGACGATGATTTCCTGTCGGCTGATAAATTCACAAGCGGTGTTGCTGTAAACGGTGCGATCGGTAAGATAGCAGGCTGTTGGATTAAGAAGTCCAAAAAGGTAAAGCTTATTCAGTACGAAAAGGCAGAAGATGGTACGATTACCATTGTTGCAGAGAACGGTACAGAATCCTCTACAGCTAAGAAACTTTCAACAGTTCAGCCGTATTGTCAGGCAAAGCTTGGGGTAGGTGACAAAGTAAATGCCGTTGCGGCAGCTTCACAGTATTATCTTTGTCCGATTATCAAGTTACAGCCGGATAATCCGGAAACTGAGTATACAGAAGACGAGCTTCCGGCGCTGACAATCTTCCTGAAAAAGGATACTCAGGTTGATCATGAATGGTTTCCGAAAGCACAGCGTCATGACATTACAGCCGCAAAATATTATGGAGTAGCATTAACAAATGACGCTAAAATTGTCCTTGCAAAGTTTAAGAAATAAGGTGATTTTTTTATGATTATCTCAGCTGCTGACTTAAAGCAGTACATAGAGACAGAAGAATCCGATCCGGTGCTTGAAGTAAAGCTTCAGGCACTGGAATCATTAATTCGTAAATACACAAATAATAACTTTCAGTTGCGAACGGTACGCTCTCAGTCTGCGGTACTGGATAACAAAATATTGAATCCTCCTCAGTATCTTAAAATTGGGGATACCATTCAGATTTCCGACAGTTTGTTGAATAACGGAGTATATACAGTCAAAGAAATTTCCGAAAAGGGGATCATTGCTGACAGTGATCTGATTGATTGTCAGAAGAATCTAATAACAAAAGTGGAGTATCCGCCCGATGTTATAATGGGTGTGGTGAATATGCTGAAATGGGACTTGCAGAATCGTGACAAGGTGGGGATACAGTCAGAAACAATATCAAGGCATTCAGTGACATATTTTAATATGGACAGTGATAATTCGATTATGGGTTATCCAAAATCCTTATTGGGTTTCTTGAAACCGTATATAAAAGCGAGGTTTTAGCATGAAAGGGATAGGCGGTAATATTAAAGCGGATTTTCAGGTTTTCAAATCAACAACAAATGAAATCGGCGAAGCTGTAAAAGCGTGGAAAACAATTCAAAGCATAATCGGCTTTCTTGACATGTCAGGAGGAGATTCTAAATACAATACCTACAATGCTAAAATACAGGAATCAACCCATATTTTTATTTGTGATTATGTAAGTCTTGACAAGAGTATTTCTGCTGAAAAAAGCAGAGTTGTTATTAACGGCAAAATATACGATATCATGATTATTGACAATCCTATGGAGCTGAATGAACAGTTGGAAATCTATCTGAAATTTACGGGAGGACAGTAATGAGCGTTGAATTAAAGGACGATTCCATTAAGGTTAAAGCCGCTTTGAATGATGCCACTGTAAAATTTCTATATGAGTCTGCACAAGTTATACAATCTCAAGTTAAGCAAAACACTGCGGTTGATACAGGGCAATTAAAGGCATCATGGAACTTTACTGTCGATGAATCCAAAGGAGAAGCCACAATTGGTTCTCCGGTTGAAAATGCAATATGGGAAGAATTTGGCACTGGTGAATACGCATTACACGGTGATGGCAGAAAAGGAGGCTGGGTATATGTTGATGAAAAAGGAGGGCACTTTACACGAGGTAAAAAACCCCGAAGAATGTTACATAATGCTTTTGAGACAAAACGTTCCGCCATAGTCAAAGAGGCAGAACGGATTATAAAATCGGAGATGGGAAAATGACGGTAAACGGACTTAAATTTATAGCCGACAAACTTAATGCCGCTGGAATCCCATATTGTTTTGAAGAATGGACAAAGGATATTCAGTATCCTTATTTTATCGGTTCATATACTGAATCTGAGCCTATCAATGAGGACGGGGAAAGTAATAGTACATTTCTTCTTACAGGAACAACACGGGATTCATGGCTGAGTCTTGAGCAAGCAAAAGCTGAGATAAAAAATATTTTTCCGGAAGACGGATTAACGGCGATACTCGAAGATAAAACGGGTATTGCCGTTTTCTATACATCGTCAATGCCTGTTCCTACAGGAGTTGACGAACTCAAACGAATACAAATAAATTTAAAAGTAAAAGAATGGAGAGTGAAATAACATGGCAGGAATTAATGATGAAGTACTGCATTCAGGCATATCTAAAAATACACCGGGGAATATAATGTTTGGTGCCGGAACATTCCACAAGGGATTAAAATACGGCGAGCATTATGCACCGACAACTGATACGTATAAACACCCCGACAAAACCTATTACACTATATCAGGCGGTTCAAGCGGAGGAGTATCGTACACTGAAACTACTGACGAATCATTTATACAAAATAAAACATATTTTGAAAAATACACAGGTTGGAATCTGATAAGTACGGTAATAGGCGCAACAAGCGGCGGCACAAAGCTTTCCATTATACCGGAATTCAGCGATGTTGAAGTAGACGGAGCAACAGTAAAGGTAAAGGGATTAGCGGTAAAAACGGGTGAGACTGCTAAGGTTGAAGCCAATATTATTGAAGTAACGCCGGAAATACTGAAAATGATGGTTGTTGGCGCATTGAATACAGGGGGAGAGATATCTTCAAGATATACCGAGATAATTTCCAATCAAAAAATAAGCGAAGGCGATTACATAGAAAACCTTGGTTTTGTTGGAAAAACCCTTGACGGAAGAGATATTGTAGTTATATTTGAATATGCTCTTTGCACCAGCGGACTTGAAATTGAAGGTAAAAACAAAGAAGCTACAGTTATTAAGGCAACGTTTGAATGCTATGCGGATTTGACTAATAATCCTGTTACGTTGCCATATCATATTTATTATCCAAAAACGATATAAATTGACAAAATAATACTTTCGTGATATAATAAAAAAGTCCTGAGTAAATCAGGACTAAAAAGTGAATCGGGTTTCTGCATAAAACGGTAGGCGGTTTAAATCTTCCCTCGGAAACGGGGGTGAGTTACAATGGATTTAATGGAGTTACTTACATTTTGTTTAGTAATTATTAACATAATTTCTTTATGTAACAATATAAAAAAGAAATAGCCGCCCCACGCCAATAAGGTAGCTATTTCATTAGTTGTCAGTTTGGAGGGATAAACCGCTTATCGCAGTCACCCTTTTCACTTTTATTATACCACAATTTCATAAAAAGTCAAGCGTTCTTTTTAGGACGCTTTTTTCATACCCAAAATTAAAAAGTGAGGTAAATAAAATGTCAGAAAAGAAATTTGAACTTAGAAAGCTTTGTGCAAAAGATATATTTGTAATGGTTAAAATTATTTCAAAAATCGGTATATCGGAATTTAAGAATTGTTTTAATACTCCATCTGTAAAAGGGAAGATAAGAGGCAACGCTGATTTTTCAGCGATAGGACTTGAAGTAATTATTGGAATAGCCGGAACAGTTTTAGAAAATCTTCCGAGGTGTGAAACAGATATTTATTCATTCCTTGCAGATTTAAGCGGAATGAAGTCCAATGAAATATCTGAGTTGGGAATGAGTGAATTCGCAGAACTGATTGAAGCGGTTTTAACAAAGGAAGAATTTAAGGATTTTTTTACGGTTGTATCAAAATACTTGGTCAAGGAGGAGAAGCGGGAGTAAATTTCTTTGATATGATTTTCTCAAGATATTCATCGCCGTTTGACTTGCTTGACGGATATATACAAACTGGTCAGTTTACGAGTTTTATATCACAGTTTATAGATATACACGAAGAAGAAAAGGTATGGGAAATATGGCTTAACAAGGCTACAGGCAAAACATGGGGAGAATTCAGAGATTTAGTAATACCGCCGGAAATTGAAACGCCGGATATTTCTGAAATGCTTGCAGAATCAAGCCGCACTTTAGCAAATTTCAATCCTTATGAGGAGGTGGAACATGGAAATATTTAAACTATTTGGTAAAATCGCTGTTGATAATTCCGAAGCTAACAGGGCGATTGATGAAACTGTGGGGAACGTAGGAAACGCTGAACCAAGAATGACCAAAGCCCTAAAGAAAATAGGAGCGGCGGTTGTTGCTGCATTTGCTGTCGATAAAATAAAGGATTTTGGCAAGGCGTGCATAAGTGCAGGAATGGACTTTGATTCACAGATGTCGACTGTTGCGGCGATATCAGGAGCAACGGGTGAGGAATTTGAAATTCTGAGAGCTAAAGCACAAGAAATGGGTGCTACAACAGCATTTTCCGCTACTGAATCAGCACAAGCTATGGAATATATGGCAATGGCAGGTTGGAAAACCACTGATATAACAAACGGACTTGCCGGAGTAATGAATTTAGCGGCAGCTTCCGGTGAAGATTTGGCTACAACCTCTGATATTGTAACGGACGCTATGACTGCTTTCGGAATGAGCGCAGACCAGAGCACATATTTTGCGGACGTACTGGCGCAGACCGCAACAAATGCAAATACCAATGTAGGCATGATGGGAGAAACATTTAAGTATGTTGCTCCGCTTGCGGGAGCCATGGGATATAACATTGAAGATATGTCAGCGGCAATAGGACTTATGGCGAATGCAGGAATCAAGGGTTCACAGTCCGGTACGTCATTGAGAAATATTATAACAAATCTTGCTTCTCCTACTGATACAGTAGCCGGAGCTATGGACGATCTTGGTATATCATTAACAGATTCAGACGGAAAAACTAAATCATTCGGAGAAACGCTGTCCGATTTGCGAATAAGCTTTGCAGACCTTGACGAAGTCCAGAAAACCCAGTACGCTTCTGCAATTGCCGGAAAAGAAGGAATGTCGGGACTGTTAGCGTTGATTAATTCAAGCGATGAAGATTTCGATAAGCTTACAGACTCTATAAAGAATTGTACGGGCGCATCTGAGAAAATGGCAGAAATCCGACTGGATAATCTTGAGGGCGATGTTACGCTTTTTAAATCTGCATTGGAAGGCGCACAAATCGCTATTACAGATAAGCTTACTCCGGTTCTGCGTAATCTTGTGAAGAAGGCTACAGATTGGCTGCCAAAGATACAGAAATCTATTATAGCCGTCATTGATAAGTTGGAAGATAAATTCGGACCGTTAATAAAACGTATTAAAAATATTGCGGAAGAAAGTGACATTACTGAAAAATCAATATCGTTTCTTAAGGAAGCTTTTGAAAAAACAGTTGACGTGATATCGGAGATTGGCGATAAGTTTCTTGATTTTATAGAATGGCTTTCAAAAGGCAGCAGAAGTGCAGAAAATTTTAAAGGCGTTGTAAAAGGAGTTATTGCCGGACTTCTTGCGTTTAAAACTGTAAACGCTGTTATATCAAAAGGAAAAGAAATTGTCAGTGCATACAAGCGTACAATGGATATTTTAAAATCTTCAAATCCATTTAGTTGGGCATCAGTTGGAATTGCTGCTATAGTTGCACTGGGTGCAGCTGTTAAATCTAAGCATGATAGCATGGTTGAAAGTTTTCGTAAATTAGATGATGAAACGCAAAAGCATGTTGATAAAACCAATGAATTAATTGAGAAAAATAAGGATTTGATACAAACATTTAATGATAATAATACATCAATAAAAAACGAATATGACAGTTATAGAGATTTAGCAAGTGAGTTAGATAATCTTGTAGATGAAAACGGTCGTGTAACTGATGCCAATAAGGAAAGAGTAGATTATATTTTAGGTGAATTGAATGATGCACTAGGAACAGAATATTCGCTAACAGGTAATCAAATTGATGGTTACAAAGATTTACAGGAAGAAATTAAAGAAACAATGTTGCTGAAAGAAGCTGAAACACTTTTGGATTCACAGCGAGAAACATACTATTCGAATAAGGCCAGTCTTGACGATGATGCGGCAGCACTTGCTGCTGATTATTCCGATCGTGATCAACTGGAGTTAGATTTATTTAATGCCAAGGCAGCATTAGATGACGAACTTGACAGTTATAGTGGAGATCAAGGTTTGGCAGGTTTTTTCCGTAATTTATGGAACGATGATAAAGCGCAGGAAAAAGTTGATGGAATACAAGAAAAAATTGATGAATTAGATAAGAGCATAGCTGAGCACGAGAAAACTGTTGCAGAAAAAACATCGGCTATGAAAGCCTACAGTGATTTAAGTGTGGCTACCGCATCTGGAAATCTTGATTCAATAGCAGGGGCGGTTGATAATTTTCATAATAACATGTTGAGAGCTGGGCAGGCAAGTCAAGACCTGCTAGATCAGCAGGTACTTGATGAAGAAAAGAAATATAAAGATATGGTAAAAGCTTCTAAAAAGGGAAACTCTCTTATTACCAAAGATATGATGGATTCACAAGGAGAACGTGTAATATATGCAAAAGAACAGGCAGCATACGGAAAGTTTTTTGTTGCTAAAACTGCCGAAGAACAAGGCGATGCTTATGCAGGCGGACTTAAATCTAAAGAAGGGGACGTAAAACAAGCCGGTAATGATTTAGGAGATGCTGCGTCTAACAGTTTGAATTCAGTTGATGCATATTCAATAGGTGCATCTAAGGGCAATGATTGGGTAAATGGAGTATTATCTATAGTATACAGTTCGGCAGATACGATAAGTAATGCATTATCTGTTTTTGCTGGAAATATACATATAGGTTCATCGGGTTCGTATCATGGCGGTGGTGGTGGTTCTTATCCCAAAACGGCAACAGGCGGTATCGTAACACGAGCACAGACAAGACTTGTCGGCGAAGACGGAGCAGAAGCTATAGTCCCACTAGAAAACAATACCGAATGGATTGACAAGGTGGCCGCAAAGGTTACTGATTCTATGGGCGGAGCGCCGTCCAACACAGCGATACTAAACAAGCTAAACGAGCTGATTGAAGTAATCAAGGGACAAAAGGTGTACCTTGACAGCGGTGCGCTGGTTGGAGAAATCGCCCCTGCAATGGACGGAGCATTGGGTAATATAAGCAGAATGAAAAGGAGGGGACTGCGTTAATGTATAAGGGAGTAAAATTCGGAGAAATCCATACAAGCAGCTATGGACTGGTGCTTTCAAAGAAAACTATTGAAACACCGTCCCCAAAGCTTGAAACAGTTGATATTCCGGGCGCAGACGGCAGTCTTGATATGACGGAATATTTCGGTGATGTAAAATACAACAACAGAAAAATCAAACTTGAATTCAGTACTGAGCTTTTAGGAAATGAACTGCTTTCGATGTATTCGGATATTCAGAATGATTTGCATGGCAAACATTTTGACAGTATTATACTGGACGATGATTCAGGTTACCGTTATATCGGCAGGATTACGTCGATCAGTCTTACGGAAAGCAGAATCAGCAGAATAATAATTGAATGCGACTGCGAGCCGTATAAAGTGAGTATAACCGATAAGGTTATAACGAAAACCTTGAAATCTGTGACTTTCCCTGCCGGATACGGAGACGTGAATAAGGACGGTGTTATTGATGTGATCGATTCGGGTAAATTGAACGGATTAATAGGGGCAAGCGCAATAACTAAAGACCAGATAACGCGTGCCGATATGAATCTTGACGGTATGGTAACGAAGGAAGATTTGATGCTTTTAAACCGATATGTTTCCAGTGACGGGACGCTTTCCATACAGGAATACGCCGACCGTAATTTCGGATTTGAAAGAGAAACCGATTTTCAGATAGATTTCGGAAGAAAAGTTGTAAGGGCAAAATTTTCTGTTTCAGATAATGTGAAAAGATGGGATTTGTACATTGACGGTGTTTTATACGGGAAGTATACAAATCTTACCAGTCCGGGTTCTGCTATACCAGTAGTAATAAGCGGTGTTCATGATATAAAAATTTCAACAGAAACGTCGGGAACGGTAAGTATAGCAATACCGCAGGCAAAACTGTAAGGAGGGAATAATGTATATAGTAACAATTGACGGACAATTTTTCTTTGGAACAGGAAAGTACGACCGTCCTGGGTACGAATTAATTAATCCTCAGGTTGACCTTGCAGTAAATGCTGCCGGGACGTTTACGTTTACAATGTATCCTTCACATCCGTGCTATGAATTGACAGATAATACAAAATCAATAGTACAGATAGTGAAAGACGGTGAAGCAGAGCCGCTTTTCCGAGGAAGGGTACTGAGTACGGAATTAGGATTTTACAACGAAAAAAAGGTTATATGTGAAGGAGAATTGGCGTTTCTGTGTGATACGATTCAGCAGAATTACGATTATTCCGAAGGAGAAAGCCGTAAAACAATTCATGAATTACTGTCGTTTTTTATTCAGCGTCACAATGAAAAAGCGGGTATAGATAATATACATTCATTTAAAATAGGGATAGTAAATGTAACAGACGGAGATAATTCCAATACAGACAACCTGATTTCAGCGGCGGACAGTACATTTCTGAATACATATGAATCAATACAGCAGAAGTTGATAGAAAGGTACGGAGGATATCTTTATATAAGGCATGAGGAGGACGGAAATTATATTGATTATTTAAGCAGTCCGTCTGTGACTTGCAGTCAGAAAATAGAATTAGGAGAAAATCTTTTAAGTTTTAAGAAAAATATAGAAGCGGACAGTCTGGTGACAGCGGTAATTCCTCTTGGTAAAGAACGTATGGACGGAGGAGAGGAGGGGAGCGGATCACGTCATAATATAGGCGGTTGGAATGCGTCCCAATCTATTACCGATTCAAAGGATATATTTCAGGTAACGGGAAAAGTAGGCGGAACTACAACATATCTGAATTGCCTGTATTCACAGTCAGCAGTAGAAAAATACGGCTGGATAGAAAAAGTACTGATTTTTGACGATGTTGTGTTGCCGGGTACATTGGTGAGATACGGAGAATCACATTTAAAATCTATGGGTAAAGCGTTGTCAATAGAGCTTACGGCGGCGGATCTATCGGGAGTAAATACGGAAATAGACAGATTTAAAATTGCTCAGTACGTACGTGTAAATTCTAAACCCCATAATTTAGAAAATGCGTTGTATGTTGTATCAAAATTATCGTTAAACTTGACCGATCCGACTGCAAATAAAATTTGTCTGGGTACTGAAACAGCAACTATTACAGGACAGATAAGTAATTCAGTCAGTACAGTTTCAAGCTCCAGTACAGGAGGCGGAGGAGGGAGTTATGATGAATCTGGATCGGCAAGTGCGGCGCTGAAATCAGCTAAAGAATATACAGATACAAGATGCGCAGATACATTGCAGTCAGCGAAGAATTATACAGACAGCAAAGCAGCAGATACATTAAATTCATCTGAAAGCTATACGGATATAAAAACGTCTGAAATCTTGAAGTCGGCAAACGATTACACTGACTCCAGATTTACCGATGAAGAAAAAGACAAGCTTGCAGGAATAGCCGAGAATGCAAACAATTATGTACACCCTGAATTTCCCACGTTAAGTTCCGGAATCTATAAAATGCAGGTTAATAACGGTCATGTATCAAGAGCGGTAAAAGCAGAAAAAGCGGATATTCTGGCTTTGGGGTTTGAAGATCCTGCCGCAGCATATTTGCCGTTGACCGGAGGAACGATAAGTAATGCCGATTATGGGGAGAGTTTGAAGGTAAACAGAGAGCCAACGTCAAGCTCGGCGGCATTGTCAGTAATCGATTATTTAATTAACGGAAACCGAGTTGGTGTGATGGGTTTTGATTTAGATTCCAAGCTGCACATACGAAACAGCAATAATACTGAAATGGCTGAAATAGATAAAGACGGTACTGTCAGTGCAAAATATTTTAAGCAGTCTCAGTCTGGAACACTTATTGCCGAAAGCTCAACAGATGAAAACAGTCTGACGGTAACCAATGCTGAGATAGCAAAATATTCACAGGTGTATATGGCTGATGTGATTCCGATTTCCGCTATTGTGGCAGGAGCGGTATTTACAAAGCAAGTTTATACGGGTACAAGGATTTACACTTATACGGTCACCTGTACAAGTGCAGGAGCATTCACATTAACGCAAAGCAACTCTACAGGTACAGCAGGTACGTTGAGATTAAAATTGTATGTTATTTAGGAGGTGTAACTTATGACGGAAATAATAGTAGCGGCAATATCCTTATTGGGAACACTGGGCGGTTCTCTGGGAGGTATTCTGGTATCAGCAAAATGACAAATTATCGGATTCAGCAGCTTGAAAACAAGGTTGCGGAGCACAATAATTTTGCAAGGCGAATGCCGGTTGTTGAAGAACAAATAAAAGTTGCAAATCATAGAATTGAGGACTTGGAAAAGGAGATACATAAATGAACATTTTAAAGAAAAATTGCGTAAAGCGAGCATTGAGAACATTTTTACAGACAGCGGTCGGCTACATAGCGGTTAATATCGCCGCAACGGATTTAACTGTAAAATCCGCTGTTTTGGGACTTTGTATTTCTGCCATATCAGCAGGATTGGCGGCGGTTATGAATTTGAAGGAGAACTAAATGAATAAAATACATAAATACAGAAAAAAGCCTATAGTTATAG